CACGCTCCCAGGCAGGATTGACGGCGTAAATCGGCACGCAGACCCTAATAGCCTTATTGTTGAATTTATATATTAACACCGGAACCCTATCGCCGCACGCTTCACACACCTGGGCCCACCAGGCAGGCGCATACCACCAACCACTCTTATACGCCTTGGCTTCGATAGCATGGCCAGGTATCTCAATATCACACATGCCAGCGGTCTGATATTGGTCCAGGTTGCGCTTGCAGCTAACATCAAGCTCATTATCAGCAAAAAAAGTATTTAGGCGCTTTACCAGGTCCCGCTCAAAAGCTGCCCCTTTGTTGCGTGAATCGGCCATCGTCATTTCCTTTAGTTTGAAAAATTGAAAAAAATTTTACCCCCCAGGGCACTTTATATGTGCAAAAGTTTGCACCTAAAAAGGGAAAGTGGCAAGACATTATCTCATATGGAATTTTGAGTATTGAATGTGTAAAACTCAAGTAAACCATCGCCGCCGCACGCCGGCCCAAATAGGGGGGTGCCACCCCAAAAATAACCATAAGGTTTCGATTCTAATCGCCAGGTCCATAGGGGTCCAATTTTTACGCCCTGGAGCCCAGTATATAGGCATATCAGACCATAACGTGACCCCCGTGCTCACAGGGGGAGTTACATCGCTGCACCAAACCCTGGCAAAACCTCAGCTATATCACTGAAATCTATAACAAAACCAACATTCATTCCTTTTTTGAATAATCCTAGGCCCTACAAGGGGAGAGGCCCCTTTCTTTGTTGTTTAATTACAAAATGAATATCCCCTTTGCTTTCCTTTCGGCTACAAATCCTTCGCGTCATAGTCGCCTTTGATGCCTAGCAATGCGTTCAGCCGCTCCTTGATGTCCTCCTTGGTCATCTTGTCCAGGTTAGCGTTGATGTTAAGGCTTTGGCTGCGTTGTATTGACAGTCCAGCCAGGCTGTTGAGCTCCTTCACTGCGCTCACTGCAGCGTTGTAGTTGCCTTGTTCAAACGATGTCTCGGCTATGTTCCATAGCATTGCACCGGTCTTCTCTGGTGTGATGGCATACTTCTCTCGCAGTTCTTCCTGGGCAATGCGTACTGCCTTTGTCACCTTCGGATGGTCTCTGCCGTTGAGCATCTTCGATGCAGCATTGGATGGGAAGCTAAAGCCTGCTCTTCGAGCTGCCTCAGTCTGCCCGCATGCACCTTCGGTGTAGTGCCATACGAATCCTGCTTGCAGGTCGGTAATGCCTAGCTCCTCGTTAGCAATAAACTGTATGGGTGCGTTGGCCAGCTTCGGCTTCTCCTTCCTGGGTCTGCCTAGTTTCTTGTCTTCTTGAGCCATAGATCCCCCACCTGTTTTGCGAACATCCGTTCGGCCTCACCATCGCCTATTGGTCTCTCGCCATACGCATTTCTTTCCACGGCGTTCATGTCTCGCCACCGTCTGTAATTATCCAGATACTCTTGGTCCTCGTCATAAATAAAGTCTTCCATACGTTTCTCCAGTGTACAGTGTAGGGTATGGTGGGTGTCCTATACTAAGGCTATATAACACTATATAAACTATAAATAACTACTACTTATACTTATATAAAACTACTCTACCTAAAAGACTATACCCTACCCTACCTATAATTAATTAGCTTTAATATCAATAACTTACATCATGTCCTAACAGTGTACAGGGTATAGCTACCTCCAATGTGCAAAATCCCATACATTATCGTGTCGACTTATACCAACTTTGCACATCGACACGCTATCAACAATATGCCACCCTCCTCACCCTACCCCACCCTACACATCCCACCTCGGTGGTGGGGGGAAGTTGTCATCCGCCTTAATGATCGGGTCATAGTCCAGGTCATATATCTTCTTACCATTGCTATACCGTGGTTCTACACCGCGATCAGCAAGGACTCGTGCAGCGTCCTTGAAGTCTGCCATCCTGGGATTATTGATCCCCATGTCTCTTAGCAGGTGCGTCATCTGCACTGGTTTGGTGTCTGCACTCTTAAACCGTATGTATTGTAACAGTAGGTCCTCGACCGCACTTTGCGTTCTAAAGAACTCATTGCTATCCTGCAGCATACCGCGCTCTTCGCTGGTAAGAAACCAAGACTTATTCTTAGCCTCGTACATAGTCTCTTTGATCTCTGCCCATACCTGCTGCATGTTCAGACCATGCCGCCAGTCTATCTCAGTCACCGGTACAACCCAGAACCGTCTGTTGCCGCTGGTATCAATGAGGAATTCCTTCTCATTAACACTGGCATAGAATGCTGTGCGCCGCTGGTAATTACTAAACGCCCTATCATAGGGTAGCCGCAGCTCATCACTACGCTTGGTTAGAAACGCCTTGAGCTGGTCAATATCCGCACGTTTAAACGTACTGCCTAGCTCTCCGAGCTCACAGATCCAGTGGCTAACACACTGCTTTACACTGTCCTTATCCTGGGGGTTGAGTGTCGCACCCTCCAGCAGCCAGTCCTTATTGGGTGCCAGGCTACCAAACCACTGCGTCTTTCCGACGGCCTGAGCGCCCTGGAATACCAGGATACCCTCCAAATTAGCTCCGCCCTCCTCGCACGCTGCAGCCACACAACCTAGCAACCACTTCTTCATCAGCATCTCTTTAAGCGGCTCATTAGGACTCTTAATAGTGTCCAGGAACATCTGCAGCCTGGTCTTACCATCCCAGTGCACACTCTCCATCCACTCCTTAACCGGATTGTACTCCCTAGCCAGCAGCTTGAGGTTGAACCGTACCCTCTCATGGGGGATACCCATCCTAATACAACGATCCTCAATCTCAATGATTGCCGCATCATCCTTCAAGTCAGCGATAAACTTCTGGTTGGGGATCTCAATCTCGATAGCCTTCTTGATGACGTTGTAGTCTACTTGGATCTGATTCGTCACCAGGACGCCGCGGTGATTGTCTTTAGTGTGTAGGTAACGACCATTGCTGTTGCGCTCAAAATCAAACTCTTGGGGTATCACAACCTCCTGCAGCGACGGCATAACCTCACCCTGCAGCGCCTCTTTGTGGTCATTGTAATCACCCTTGGACTGCGGCATAAATACCTCAGCCTGGCCACCCCCAGATTTAATGACCTGGGCAGCCTTGATTGCTTCCCTCTCGCCAGTCGCATTGTCATCAAAGTCAGCTATGATGACATGCTTAGCCTGGGCAAAATGTCCGAATATAACCTCGGCAACCGGCGCTAAGTTGTACGCATCAAAGCTCACTACCACCGGCTGGTTCATATCCTGGTAGTAACTGGCAGCAGTGGCATACCCCTCACAGTAGTTAATAGTGTGGGCATCCTTCATCAGCTCCTGGCCTATGATAAAGAAGCTGGCCTTCTTCTTGGAGCCCGTCAAGAACATCTTGCCGCCATCATCGTCAATATACTGCAGTCCAACGATTGTGAGCGCCTGGTCCAGCAGCGGAACCATCATCCGACCATCAGTATGCTGCTTGATGCCGTGGCTCTTTACGTTCTTTTTAACCAGGTAAGGATGATCGATACACTCAGCAGCAGCGTCCCAGATATTCTGGCTGCGCTTAGCTGCCCTGTTGTTACGCTCTTCCTTCTTAGCCTGAGCTTCATCCTGCAGCACCTTGATCTCTTCGCGCTGCTCGTCGGTCATCTTGTAGTTACCGCTGTTGTTTGGGCGCCAGGTAGCTGTAGGATTAGCACTGTCGATACGATAATCACCGCACCGACCAAAAGGAATTGTCTGATCTGCCCAGAATTGATACCAGCCGGTAAGTTTATGCTTACCATCAACGTCCATATAAGCCCGTCCAATGCTGCCATCAACCAGCAGACCCTTCTTGTGGTCCAAGCTCAACCCATTGGTGGCCAGGAACGCCTCAAATTCTTGTCTGAAGTTGCCCGTTATGGGCCTAGATTTATCTTTGTGGTTCGTTGCACTGACTAAAAATGACATTTATCTTGATACCTCCGTTAGAATGTGTAGAATAGTGCAAAGAGTTACAAACAACAACCCATAAACAAGAGGAATTGCAAAATGGCACTTACAGCAAGCGCAGGAAGTGGTGGAGAATCAAGTTTTGAGACCGTCCCACCAGGCTCATACGAGGCTATTTGCTATCGACTTGTCGATGCAGGCACAGCCGAAGAAGACTATAAAGGCGAGATATCCAAG